GCGGAATTGTTAAGGTATATGAGGTCGTTGGCTTTGAGAGAGATGGCGGCCTTGTTGGCCCCAAAATCCAAAGCCGCCATGGAGAAATCAAGACCGACGACCGCCTTACCAGTGGCGCTAATGATGTTGTCTATCGACGCTGCGCCAAGACTCTGCGCGCGGTAGCCCGCCCAGTAGACGCCGAGCGCCCCAGTGCTGACGCTGCGGTCAAAGTTGTTTACCAAACCAACACATGCCGCGTCGAAACCGCCATCTGTGCAATAGGTTTCGTACGGATTCATGTACACGCCGGCAGCGCCGGCCGTCATGTCCCCATTGAACAGAACCGCCGCAGGGTTGGCTAGAAAGCTGGTGGCCCCCGCCTTGGCCCCGGTCACAAAGGCTGAGGCGTTGTAGCAAACGGCGTCCCCTTGGCCGGCTTGGTACACCCTGGTGCGGTAAGCCGTTGCTGCCGTCCTGCCCCCATTGCCGGCCAAACTTTGATTGTGTCCGCTGGTGTTGTAGAGGAATGTGTAGTTAGGCGTGGCTTCCGGTGTGTACTTGTAGCCTGAGGCCGGAGTGCCGAGCGTGGCTGCGCCCGTGATCCTGTATTCAATAGCGAATGGGACTTTAGAAAGACTCCCGTTGAACGCCGTCTCTACGCTCGCTTCATCTCCGAGACTGGCGGGCGCCGCCGTGATCGCACTGAAAATTGGCGCACGCTTGTTCCCGCTAGCATCTTTCACTTGCCCTGGACCTAGCAAATTTGCGGTGATGGCGCTGCTAGCGAGCGTGGAGGCATAAGTGCCGGCCGGCACTGCGAGGGGCGCCACTGCTGACGCGGCATTAGTGAGGGCAGTGTTGTTAGACGTTACTCCGTCACCAACGCCAGCAAATACAGGTTGGGTATGGCTCATAGTACGTACCACGCAGTCCCGTTAGATTGAATTTGAGCGCTCTGCCACTGCACCGTGAGGGCCAGCGTTGCCGCGCCGTCGATGGTCTCGGCGCCGTTCGGGTCGATGGTCACGGCGTTGGCGGAGGAATCGATTTTCTTGATGTTGAACGGCGGAAGTCCGGCAGCGGACGCCGCCGTGGGCAGATTGACCGTGAACGCGGCGCTTGTTGCGTTCGCGAGCTGGGTGCTTGCTGACGCTGTGGTAAGCGTTGCGGTGGTGGTCAGTGTAGGCACCACCTGGACGATGGGGCCGAAGGGCTTCCAAGTGCCTGGCGTGCCTGCGGTGGTGCATACCCAACCAACCATGCCGCCTGCGGCCGGCGCGGTGCTCCACATAACATCCCCGACTAACCACGCCCCCGCTGTTGGCGCCGCCGTGCCGTAGAACTCTCGGGACCTATTGCCGCGCTGGTCCGTAGCGGGCGCGTTCAGTGCTTCCCCTGAAGTGCCGGACATTACGTTGTCGGAATACAGAAGCAGATTCGTCCCGGTAGCAACGAATCTTGCGCCGTAGTCGGTTGCCCCTGTCACCACGTTTCGTGCAACGACAAAGGTCGCCTGATTGGTGGATGAATTCTGAATGCCGTAGCGCATGTTGCCGCCACTGTCGCGGATCACGTTTTCTGTGATCGTGTAATTCGTGCCCGCCAAGACGTAAATGCCTTGTTCCTCGGCGACCGTATTTGCAACACAGCAATCCAAGATTTGGTTGCCCTTGATGGAGACTTGAGAACAGGCGTTTTGTTCTCGGATTCCGTTATTACGGGCGCCGCGGATGGTGTTGCCTTCGATCAGCAATTGCGTACTGTCGGAAAAGCGGATGCCGTCTCGATTGACGCCGTTGATGACGTTGCCAACGACCGTGACACCACTGCACCCCGTCAGATTGATGCCATCGTCAAGTGTGGTCGTGTCAATGGTGTTTCCATTGATCGCGACATTGCGCAACAGGTAAACCGGAGAGGCTGTAGTGTTGGAAACAATGATGCCGTGCGAGCCTGTGCTTTTGATGGCGTTGCCGGTGATGACGATGGAGTCGGCATAGAAGGCGTAAGAGTCCGAATTTTGAACCTTGATGCCTTGTAGATTCGTGCTCTTGACCGTGTTGCCGGTGATGGAAAGATTCACGCACCCGGCACCCATGTAAATCCCATGCTGGCCTGGAATGTCGTGGATATTGTTGTTGGCTACCACGACGCTCACGCAGCCATTCCCCGACGACACACCCTGGCAAGTGCCGGAAATGTTGTTGCCTCGGATTTGCACGTTGGTGCAGCCATTGCCAATCACGACGCCCGCGCACGTGCCGTCCCCTGCCGCAATCGAAGCTGCCGGCCCCACGACAACGTTATCCGTGAAGAAAACATTGCTGGCCGCCGTGACGGTCAATGCCGAATCGGCGAAGCTGTCAAATCGGCATCCGCTGATATAGAGGTCTGTCGCAGCAATGGCACGGAAGGCAGACCGTAGGCCCCCCACGTTGATGAAGTCTGTCCCGACGCCTTGAAAACGTCCACCTGTTGCGCGAATGTTGTTGAGCCCGTCGAGATTGAAAATCTGTTTATTGGCGGTGACTTGCACGATCAGAGCGTCATTGAATCGAAGCTCGCTCACGGACTGAGGGGTGAGGCTGTTCGAAACACGGTAGGTGTCTGATGCCCGCCCGAAATCAACTTGCCGACTCGCAGTGAGCGCGCTTTGAATGGCGGCCGTGTCGTCGGTAGCGCCGTCCCCTGTTGCCCCAAACCATTTAACAGAAACAAACCCATCGAACAGCCGCTTCCACCGTCGCCCGCTTGCGTCCACGATGATCGTGCCGCCGTTGTCGGCACTGGTCGTGTCAGACGCATCGCGCCAGAACGTACCCGCTACACCAGCTGTCGTGATGCGCGCACCGAGCGCCCGCCCTGTGTAAGCACGCAGGGCGGTGTAGCTCTGAATCGGTAGCGCGTTATCAAAGACGCTTTGGGCTTCCGCCGCCGTAAAGCCCATCATGGCCACGGTTGCCGCCGCAGCAAGGTCTACGGTCCTGACAAACGGGGCACCAACGACCGTCCCGAGTTGGTTGATGTCAATCTTCCAGTTGTTGAACCCCTCCGCAACTGGCAGATATTCATTCCCGGTGATGTTCTCAAGCCGGGTGAAATCGGTGATCTTTTTATTGGTCATTGCTGCTCGATGAAATCGCCTGTTTGACCGGTGAACAGATTGCCGCCTTCGTCACCCACGCCAGCACCGCAACCACGCCCGTAGCGGCTGGAAACCATCGACACCTCAAGGGAGCGTGTGACAGGTTGCGAATTGGCGCGCTTGACGCGGGCGATGGCATTCGCTGCCGACTGGATGACAAGCGGCGAGATGTCTGTGTTGTTGGCCTGGGCCAGTTCGACGGCTGCGTTATCCACAAGCAGCTTCTTGTAGCCAGCAGGCAGCGTGACTTGCGTGGTGAGGGATGCGAACTGCTGCAAGGCGGACGTGAACCGAAGACGCACTTCAGCTGCACCGATGGGCCAGAAGTGCAGCGTTGCCAGCGGAGCGGTTTTCTCCAGCCACACGCAGGAAGGCCAGATGCCACCGAGGCTCTTCAGTCGGATTGCGTCGTACTGCTGCCCGTTGTCGAGGATCTCGATTGGGTAGCTGACGGAGTTGACCTGGGCATATGCCGAAACGATCTTGTTCGGACGCGCAGTGTCGAAATCGCCACCAGGGCCAATCGTGTAGGACTCGGCGCCCGTGGTGTTGAAGGTTTGCAGTTCTTCAACGAAGATGAACAACCGATCCAGCGACCACGAGTCAAGCATCAGGTTCACGGTGTCGAGCGAATCCTGCGCGTCCTCTGGAGCCAGGATGTCGCCCGTACCGAGCACGCGCGCTTTCTTCAGCGCAAGCTTGATGAGGTCAAGGACGGTATCGGTCGCCATTACGCAGCCTTGGGCTTGGGACCGGGTTTGCGGCGCACCACTGTTTCAGCAATGGCTTCGACATCGACAGGCTTGAGAACCATGTCGGCGCGCTGGTAGGTCGGCGCTTTGACGGGATCGAAGCTCTCGGGGACTTTGTCGGTCCAGTCTTTGCCGAGCATGCTGTCTTCCTCGGGAGAGAGGACGACGACGCTTGCTCCCTCGGGGCCGAAGCGCCAGGCGGGGTACGATTCAAACGTGCTCATGGGTTTCCTTCGCGCCGAGCCACTCGGCCTTGACGGGTTCTTCCTCTACGAACATCACATCGTCTTCACGGATGAGGATTCCTTCGGCGCAGGGCTTGCCGCAGGAATCTGAAAAATGCACCACCTCGCCCACCTTCACCTCGTAGACCTCGGGGCCGATCTCGAGAACGCGCCCTTTGGTTGCGAGAAGGCCGTTGCCCCAGCGGGACAGCTGTTCAGGCGTCCAGATGACATCGGAGCGCGCCTCCACGATGGGAGACACGAGGATTCGGTTGGCGAGGGGTTTGATCACGACATGTTCCCAATGGCAGGACCATCACGACGAATCACACCAAAGGTGTAGGTCTCGGAAGCGGTCGGAACGATGGGCGCGGCGGTTGCGTTGATGAAGACGACCGTGATCTGGTTCGCCGCGGAGATCCGCGATTGACCCAGAGCAAGGCCGGCTTGCTCGGTGGGCTTGGTGACATCGATAACGAAGTCTTGGCCCAAAACCACGCCGGGAACTACGAAAGTCCGCGCTTCGGTGGTGTTGGCAGCGACCGAAGCCGGGGAGGCAACGACGCTGATCAGATTGAGTTTGTTGGCGTTGCCATAAGGCAGTGCAGAAGGCATGTGTTTTCCTTTGAGGAATGAAAAAGGGCTCCCGAAGGAGCCCTTAGTCAAAGGTTGCTGATGCTTACTCGGTGACCCGGCAAGAGAGCGACGGGAAGAGCGGNGCGAAGCCGTAGAGCACGTCCGTACGGCAAGGGAGATCGTCCGTGCCGATCCGGTACTGGCGGACAGTGCGGATGGAAACGCCCTTGTAGTTGGTGCGGGCCTTGAAGTCCACGCCGTCAGGCATGATCAAGTCAGCCGTTGCCATCATGAACGAGTCCTTGTGGAACACGAAGTTCTGGCGATAGCCGGTGCTCGCGGTGCCAACGATGGTCAGCGGCGTGGTGGCCGGGATGTTGTTGGTCACGCTGGTGACGTTCTGGAACGGACCCGAGAAGATCGGCCGCGGCAGGATCGACAGGGTAGCCGCGCCAGCGCCATCCGAACTCACGTCAGCCGTCACGACGAACTGTTGCAGTGCGCCGGTCGATTGACGGTTCTGCGGGTTGACCGCGAACACCGTTGCGAGCGTGAACACGTCACCAGCCTTCAGGCGAGCCGCGGCAGCCGCCG